CGCGCGCGCTGTACGTTTCTCCGAGGTACTCGAAGCTGCGCGAAGTCATGTTCACGCCGATAACAGTGCCGTCCGTTCGTTCGACGCGGAGACACTGGGTCAGGGAAGTCGTCTCCTGCGCCTGATGCGCTGCGAGTGCAACCGTGCGCGTCTTCACTCGCGCACCTCGTTGAGCACGATGGAAGAGACTTGGACAAACAACTCCTGCCCGTTCGAATTGACCACTTGCCCTGCGAGCCTGTCAGCCCCGTAGCGGACCGGCACCCGGAACTCGCCAGCCCAGGTGATCTCACCGGTCGCAGGGAACATGCGAAGAGAACCACCGGTGGCCGTCAGGCCTGTGGTGTCTAGATCGACACTGACGAGATCCCCCACCACTGCCGTAACTTCGAGGCGCTGCCCGTTCAAGAGGCTTGCAGCAGTGCCGGACACCCCTGTGGGATAGACGTATTGGCCCACGAGCACGTTGGGGCTGAAAGCAGAAGCCAGATCAAACAGATGGGCGGCGCCAACCGTGTGCGTTGTGATCGTCTTGGTCTGATCCGCAGCCACCGTGACGAGGCCGGTGTTTGCGTCCAATGTCCCCATGCTCACCGTCGCACCAGATGGCCGGCTGATCTTGCGAAGGTACGGCTCAATGCTTCCGTACTTCTTGGCGAGCTGATAGACCCCGGGGGAGACGTAGTAAGCAACCCCGTCGGAGCCATCGACTTCGAAGTCGAGCGGGTCTTTGAACGGGAAGGTGTTCAGCCGGCCACGCACTTCGTTGAAATGCGAAAGAACCAGGTGGTAGTCCTCGCGCGAACGAACCGCCGTGCTCACGTCGTAGCTGTACCTCACGTCCTCCCAGACCTGATTGCGCTTCTCGAAGCCGCCTTGATTGGCGCCAACCGAGGTCATCCATTCAGGCGTGCCGACGGCACCGATGGCAAGGCACCATGGGAATTCAACGGGGATGAAGCTCATGTGTTCCTCGCCCCCTGCATCATCTTGCGTTGGGCCTGTGCCGCGATCTGCGTGCCGGTGTTACGGCTGACCGATTCGGGCACGTTGATGTTGAAGACGTTGCCGCCGCCGAAGTTGCCTCGGTCCAGATTTGCAACGCCGATGCGCTTGGTCTGCTCGGCAGTCAGGACGTACTCGCCCTTGTGCACGATGCCTGCCGGGTCATTCGCAGCGCCAACGCCGGTAAAGCCGCCAGAGGCAAAACTAGCGACCAACTTGTCCAGCCCGGCCATGTCGGCGGCGGTGTAGTTGCCTCCAGAAGAACCACCCAAGAAGCTGGAGAAAAGACTGCCCAGTCCGCCAGAACTGCCGCTTCCGCCGAACAAGGATTTCGCCAAGTCCTTCGCTGCCATGCGGGCGATCTCGTTGATCACCGTCTTGGAGAAATCCTTGAACGCCTCTTTCGCCGTCTTGGTGCCAGTGATGAAGTCGCCGAACGCACTGCCAGCGGCATCGCTGAACATCGTGTTGATCTTGTCTGCCAGCGGATCGATCGTGGCTTTGAGGCCTTCCAGTTGCAGCTTCAGGCGCTCGATGGCTTGCGTCTGTTCGGGTGTGCGCGCGGCAGCGTCGATGGCTTGGAACTTTTCAAGTTGCTGCTGCATGATCGCCACAGCCTCGCGCCGGGCTTGTCCCGAGGCCTTGAGGCTTTCGATCTCACCCATCGTTCCGCGCTCGCGGGCAATCGTGATGCGCTCTTCGGCGATCTGAAGGTCACCTTGGGCCAACGAAAACTGCGACTGCAATTTGTTGATGTCGGCTTGCGCGAGCGTGTACTGCTTGAGCAGATCGATCTGCTTGATGACTTGATCGTTTTGCTCGGCCTTCGCCTGGGTGATCAGCTTTTCGTTCGCAGCGTCGAACCGGATCTCGCCGGCGGCACGAAGGTTGCCTTGGAACTCGAGAACCTTGGCGTTGACCTCTTCGAAGGCGTCCTTGACAGCCTTCTGCGCCTGAACCTGCTTGATGCTGGATTCCAGCGCAGCAGTGCCGGACTGGCGGTACAGCTTCGCCTTGTCTTCCTCGAGCTTGTTGATCTTGCCTTGCGTTTCGGCAACGTCGGTTTGCTTTCCCGCGGCCGCTTGGAATTTCTTCAGTGCGGCGATCTGGTCGTCGTAGCTCTTGGCTTGGGCAGCGGTGGCCTCGTCGAGATTGCCTTGCAGCTGGGTGTAGTAGTCCTTAACGGACAACAGCCCCTGCGAGTTGTAGAGGTCGAGAACCTTGTTGCGGTCAGCCAGGAGTTCCTTGGCGCGCTCACCTTGGGCTTGGAACGCCTTCAGATCGTTATCAAGGAGTTTTTTTGTCGGGTCGTCGGCAGCCCCCTTACCACCCTTCGGGGTTGGCGGGCTTTCAGGCAACACCGGTCGGTCGTCCTTAGGGCGGCCATTCTTACCAAGATCGACACGCCTCGGGTCGGTGGCTGCGAAGGAAGTTCGTTTCGCGTTGGCGAGTTGGGCGTCGTATGCCTGCACAAACGACTGGGCCGCCTTCTTGCCCTCCGCCTCTTGCGTCTTTACAAAGAAAGCATTGAGCCCGTATTTCTTCTTGAAGTCGTCGACCGGCTGCAGAGAAAAGCTGGTCGCGCTCTGACCATAGGCCGACACCAGATCCGTGAGCACTGCGAATTCCTTCTTTGTTTGGGAGAAGTAATCCAGCACCTTCGCCATCTGCCTGCCTACATCCTCGGCGAAAGTGGCAAACGGATTTGACCGGCCGGTTTCCGAGGCGGCCTTATCGAGGTTATAGACCTCAACGATTGCCTCCTTCAGAACGCCAGTCAGTGCAGTGATTGCGGGGAGCGCACCAGTCGCAATTGCGCTGGCATACAGTCCCAATTGAGCCTTGGCGCGTGTGCTCGCGTCCGCGAAATCGTCAGCCTGCTGGATCATCTTTCCAGTCAGGATCGTCACGTCGCCACCGTTATCCGTGTAGTCCTTGAAGAACTTCAGGAGTTCGGTCCCGCTCTTTCCGAACAGCTGCTGCGCGACAGCTGCTTTACCTGCCCCATCCGCGAAGCCGCCAAACGCATTGGCTACGGCCTTGATCTGCTCATCAGGCGCCAACTTCTTAAAGTCTGCGATGGGGATGCCCAACGCCTTCAGTGCAGCGCCGGCCGCTTTGCTGTCGTCATTGAGACCATTGAGGTTCTTCGACAGACGTGTCGACGCGTCCGCAATGGCCTCTATGCTCACGCCAGCGACCTTCGCGGATACAGCGAAGTTCGCGAATCCTTCGGCGCTCCCGCCGGTCTTGTCTGCGATGTCTTGGAACTTCGCGGCCTGCTCGATCAGTTCGGGAAACGCATTAACGGCCGCAGTAATCCCCTGCTTTAGGAAATCTCCGAGTGCATTGCCTACTGCATAGCTAGCAATGCTGATCGAATTCAGGTTGTCGCTGATCTGCTTGGCGCTCTTGGCGGATTCGCGCTCAGCCTGGCTAAGGCCGGACGTGAATCCCCCAATCTTCGCGACAAGATCCAACGTCAACGTGCCGAGTGAGCCGCCACTAGCCATGTTTTTTCACCTGTTTAACGCCCATGAGTTTTGCGACGTCAGCAATGTCCGCTTCGCCACTTCTCTTACCAGGCATCCAGTCCGAAATTTCAGACGTGCCACCAGCAGCCCGGTCCACGCGCCAGGTCAGCATCGCGATCGCGCTCTGAGTTGCCTCGACACCAAGAGCAGGAAGGCCGTGCTTGTCGATGTAGAGGCGCCAAAGGGAGAACTCTCGATAGGTGACATTGCGCTTCGCCTCTTCAATCGTTCGACCACCGACGCCTCTCAGGACGAGTTCCATCCAGAGTTCGTCGGTGGACGTCAGTTTTTTGGTGCAGCACTCCCGATGCCGTTGACCTCGTTGATGGCCCTTACGAGCAAAGTTCCGAGGGCGGGGTCGAGCAGGACAGCCTTTTCGTACGGGATCTCATCGGCCCCCTTGTCTCCGAGGCGGATGGATTCGCAGATGTATCGAGCCATCTTCGAACGGTCCGTCTCGTTGCCATAAATCACTTCGATTGCGCCGAAGGATTGGCGACGGACGAACACGTCGAACTTGGTTTCGGTATCGACACCATCCGGGCCCTTGCGGGCCCAGACGATCTCTTTCTTCACTGGCACTTCGGAAACGAAGCCGCCAGCCGTCATGAGTTCTGCGAGGTTCATGCCTTGGGCACCAGTACCGGGAAGTCAGAGACCTGCACCGAGATGTTGGAAGTCACCACCGTGTTCAGCGCGAAGTCGAACGGGAGGTCCGAGACATAGCCGTTGAAGGTGATCCAGCTGCGCGTGCCAGGCAGGTTGAAATTGCCGGCAGAGTCGCCGGACGGTGTGGGGCCTGCGGCAGGCATCGGAGGCGTGTAATCGCTCCAACCGAGGGCCCAGTCGACCTTCACGCCGGACACGTAGAGCTCGTGCAGGCGAACGTGCGAGTTGTCGGCCGGATCGAAGTTGACCGTGAACGTCGCCGCGCCTGGCGTTGCCATGCCGGCTTCATAGGTGCGCGCGCTGGAATCGAGACAGGTGGTCTCGATCTGGTCGCGCGCCGCGGTCAGACCACTCAACGTGGTGACGCAGCCGACTTTGACGGGATCTTCGGTTTCGGGATCCAGGAACCAGAGTTCAGATCCTTGGGTTTTTACAGACATCGATAGCTCCTTTGGGACGAAAAAAAGCGACCCAAAGGCCGCGGTTGCAGAAACAAAAAAGCCCGCACAAGGCGGGCTATGGGATGGGGTTCTTTAGGTCAGCGAGGCACGAGCCAGTCAGCTTGAAAAGTGCACACATAGTTCTTCGTGGTCGGGTCTCTCGATTCGCCGATCCACGAAGTCACATAGGCCGCGCCTTCGATGGCATAACTGATGGCGTCGGCGATCGCCCTTGCCTTCGCTGCGCCCTGCCCTGGAAGATCGGCGGCATAGCAATCGATCTGTGTGGTGAACGAATCAATGTCAGGCCGCTGGCCCAGATAGTTCTGAGGTTGGCCGAACACCTGTCGCCAGACGGCGTAGGGCTTTTCAACAGCGTCGGGAGCGAGGCCCCATGCGTAGAAGCGAAGCGGTCCGGTCCCAGTCTTAAGCAGCGCCTGCACAGCCGAGACGTTCACGGTGGAAAAGATTGGCGGCATCATGGCGTTCCGCTGCCTTTACTTATTACTCGGGAAAGGGCCTTCCCGTACTCCACGATGAACGTGTTGGTCGCGTTCTGCAGATTTGCCTTGAAGGCGGGCACAAGGAAAGGTTGTGCTGCGGTTTTTTCGGTTCCGAATTCGACGTAGCGCCAGTGCCGCGTGTCCTTACCCGGCAATCCATCGAGTTGAGATGACGCCTTGTTTCCGCCTGCGCCACCTCGCACACCCACTCGGAATCCGAGGTCGCCATTTGTCTTATTGAGGCGACCATTCCAGCGCTCAGCGATGTTCTTTGCAATGTCTGCTGCCGTTTCAGGGTCATCGATTCTTCTGGCGCTTTGCTGGGCCGCTTTCACCATCACTTGGGCTGCTTTACGGAGGGCGAACCTGCCACCTTTCTTTTGCATATCCACGCTCACGGCGCGCATCTTCGCGAGCACGCCATCCAATCCATTCATCTGAACGGAAACGTCGAAATCAGCCATGCTGCATCGCTCCAGTCATGCATTCGAACTCGGCAAACCAGTCCTTGGATGCGCGAGCATTGCGGTAGTGCTTGAAGGTCGGGAGGCCTGCAGTCCAGTGAAGCACCTTGGCGCCCTCGCGGGGCTGGTCTTCGTCGATCAGGACGTTCCATTCGGGCGGCAGAGCGCCGATTTCCTTGTCTTCGAAGAACTTGAACTGCAGGAGGTCGATCGGGTCGGCCATGGACAGCATCTTTGGCGTCATCGCGAACCAGGCGGAATGGGCGCAGTTGATGAGCATCAGAGATGCCCAGTTCTTCCGCGGGTAGTTGCTCTGGTCGCACTCCATTTCGGTCCCGATGTACTTGCGCTCGTGCTGGCTGGTGTAGTC